GGATGATGGTGAAGGGGGTGATGGTGAAGGGGATGATGGTGAAGGGGATGATGGTGAAGGCGGAGATGGTGAAGGAGGGGGTCAAAGTATGAGTGAGGGAAGAGATGATGAAGGTATGGATAGTGAGGGAAGAGAAGGAGAGGTAGCAGTGGATGATGGAAGTGTATGTAACGATGAATCGATCGCTAACATAGGGTCAATTGAAGAATTTAAGAAAAAATACCATCGAAATATGAATAAACACGAATTGATGGTCGTTAAAAGAAAAGAGTTAGCATTATTAGAACGACTTTCCAAAAAAGGATTTAAGACACATAAAAAGTACACGATGGTCGACAAACTCGATGAGATCATGAGTGAAAGAAAAAGACTCGAGGATGATCGAGGGTGTGAGGAAAGTGTTAAATGGCAACGGAAGATTCTAATGATGGCATCAACAGGGATCGAATACTTAAATAAAAGTTATGATCCATTCGATATCAAGTTGGATGGTTGGTCAGAGTCAATCTACGAGAATATTAATGACTATGATGAGGTCTTTGAAGAACTATATCATAAGTATAAGAATAAGGTTAAAGTCGCACCAGAAATCAAACTAATTGGAATGGTTGCAGGTAGTGCATTAATGTTCCATTTCTCGAAAACCCTATTTAGTAAAGCATCCGATCAAGTACCAGGATTCGAAGACGTCATGCGTGATAATCCAGAGATCAAGAACGCTTATGAACAAGCAGCACTCAAGAAAATGAACATGAATGGTGGTCAATCCAATTCACCAATGAGTGCAATGATTGGTAATTTCCTAGGGAATCCGATGCTAGGAAATATGGTTGGTGGATTATTAGGACAACAAGGTCAACGTCAACCACAAGGACAACAACAAGGTCAACAACAACAAGGTCAACAACAGAGTCAACAGCAACAGAGTCAACAACAACAGAGACAAGGACAACAGCAACAAAATCGGGTTATTACCAAACCCGCACCAATTACACCGATTGCCCAAACCACTCCAAATATCGAAATTGATGGACCTAGTGGTGTTGATGATCTCTTGAACTCTCTAACTAAGGGGACAAATGCTGACTTGGCCGAGATAGAATTATCTGATATTGAGACGACTGGCACATTATCGGAAATTGGAAGCAATATTAAGAACGTCAATTTTCATAATAAAAGAACAACCAAATCAAAGAACTCAAAAAATAGAGTGAAATTGAATCTCAAGTAAACTGAGTTAGATACCTAAATTTTATATTTTTATTATATATAGAGATCGATTCCAATGCCCGCTGGGATCAAAGAAGCATATAAATCATCATACCAATGTTCCAATGATGGTCAAGGAGAATACAATACTAATTATCGACTGCCTGACTACAAGCCATCATTTTCCTATCCATCATTACACCCAACAGATAACTCGGGACCTTCTGAACCATCGGAGGCGCCGTACCCTATTACTACTACGTCTACACCTTTTCCCACGTCTGTACCCCAACCAAAACCAGATTATGATGACTTAATCAATCAAGTTCTTGAAAATCCGTATTGTCGACGTATTCTTAGGAAACTATTAGCCGATGATTCAAATAAAATGACAGGAGGGGGAGGAGGAGTTGATTCAGAAACCATTAAAAATATTATTGTTTATAGCTTATGTGGATTGTTGATTCTTTGTTTGCTGGAATTATTCATAAAATTCGGGCAAATAATCAGGAAATAACTTATTTTAACGAAATCGGAATCATATCTTGCGCACCAGATTGGTATTCTAGTAAAGCAACATGTTGTATTGTTGGTTTGGCATTCTTTTTACCCTTTTTAGTTGGTTTCTGCTCGAGTGTTGGTGGGACACGCAGAACTGCAAAATGCCGTGATAAGTCGTCACTATATGTTGCTTTTGAAAAGTGTGTATGGTATTGATTCATGTCGACATCGGTTTTTCTCCAAGATACATAAATTGAATCTTTAATCGGAATCCATTCAGCTTTTAATCCGTTCTTTTTTAGTGACGCAATTAAGTAATCGATCAACTCGATTCGATTATAGGGGGGGTGACCCATAACAAACACTGGTGGGGTGTATAAACATTCGTATTTTTTGAATTCCTTGTTGTATTTTCTGATCTTATTATGACATAGTTTAAGAATATCGTCAAATAATTTGATTCGATTATCTTCGCTACGGTCATGTCTGGCATTTAATTCATCCAAATTGAGCAGTAAATTACTCATAATTTATATATAAATTATACTTGATATTTTATATATATTTCTATGGAAAAATCACATTATCATCAGGCAATACCATCAGCTTCAGTAAGACGCACTGCATCCCTAACGTCAACCGTACAAGTTGCTCCATCAATACCATCTACACAAGTTGCTCCATCAATACCATCTATACAAGTTGCTCCATCAGTACCATCTACACAAGTTGCTCCATCAGTACCATCTACACAAGTTGCTCCATCAGTACCATCTACACAAGTTGCTCCATCAGTACCATCTACGCAAGTTGCTCCATCTATACAATCTACGCAAGTTGCTCCATCTGCACCATCTGCACCAACAGATCCCACCGAGAGACTTAATAAAATTGATAAATTGGTCTTTTCTGGTGGTGGTTTAAGGGGGTGTATCCATATAGGAGTTCTCAAATATTTAGAACAACATCATTTGATGGGGCAAATTACGTGTGTTGGTGGGACATCGATTGGGTCATTAATCGCTACTTTGATTGCCATGTCATACTCTTCTGATCAATTGGAGGCAGTTATTATTGATTTTGATTATGCAAAATTTCAATCGATTGATTTATGTCATGTTCTTGATCATTTTGGGTTCGATACATTTGAAAAAATTAATCAATACATTGCGTCGTTGTTCGCCCAAAAGGATTATCCATCGTCAATTACCTTCATTGACCTATATAACAAGACTGGTAAACATCTAGTTATGAATGCGGTGTGTTTGAATACTCATGAAAACACTTTCTTTGATCATTTACTAACTCCGCATATGCCAGTCATTATTGCAATCCAAGCATCAATGTCACTACCGTTCATTTTCGGGTCGGTGACCTACGATGGTTTGACCTATGTTGATGGTGGGTTACTCGATAATTTTCCGATAGATTTCCCAATTTTTACTCGCAATCCAGAGACAGTGTTAGGGATCAATTTGGATAATAAAATAGATTATTCAGTCAGAGAGATCAATAGTCTTGATCAATATTGTATCCACTTGTTTTCTTGCCTATATAATACTTATATCAAGGTATCGACATGTGATAATTTGATAGCCAATGTGATTAATATATCAACTCCCAAGTATGTCACAATTGACCTAATGCTGACAACCGAAGAGAAATCTCAGTTAATCGCCTTGGGTTATCGCAAAATTAACGATTTTTTTGGGATTTAGTCATAAATAAATTTGATCATCGTAAATTTTACGATATCAATTTGATCAACAAATGATCAAGTGTAACGTAGAAAATAAATTCCTGACCGATCAAGAATGGGAACGAGTTGAACAACAATGTCACAAGGTGGGTCATTTAGCAGAAACAGATCGCCTAAAAGCAGTAATTGCACAAGATGAGGAAACAATGGAACAAAGTGAAATTACTTTTCAACAGATTGGTGATTTTTTCGATAAAATTAAAGGTCATTTTTGGAAAAAAGTAAACACCAACCAAGAAATCGATAGATCTAAAGAAATATGCGGGATTATTGGTAATTATCAATTAGGTGGCAAAGGATGGTGTTGTTGGGGTAGTCATATGGTCTCAATATTTCAAGATCAATTGATGGTATTTCGAGTAGAGTGGGGTGGAGCCGAAAAATGTCCATTCCAATCACTGGAAGATCAAAATTATCATGGTTACGAGTATGGGTCAGTCGATTGGATTTTTATCGATCCAAAGACAAAAGAATCACTACATGTAGGGGATTTATTGTTCCATCAGATCGTTACCCACCATTTTTCGCAAAGTCTGACAAGTAAATATCATGTAGATTGTGCACAATTGATCAAATTTTTCCACCTGCGACCAAAAATCTCGTATAACACCCAGCGTGTTCACTCCTTTATTTGGAGTACAGATGGCATTGGTTCGCATTTGTTGGAAACACTTGATCAAATAAAAGATAAAATTTGTGAAAAATCCGGTGATAATCTAATTTATTATGATCAACATCAAGCTATTGTCATTATTAGGAACACCGATCCACTGTTTTTGCCTAAACATGTTAACCATTATGAATTTGATATGATGCCATCGAACATCAATATATACGCGTATCGACTGAAGAACTTTAATGAAATTTCGATCGACGAAGAGAACCAAACATGGATGTAAAGTTTCTACAAACATAAGATGTACATGAGTCAAATTTCAGATCAAAATACATTGATAATCAAACCTCACCACTCGTGAACTGTATATTCATCTGGTATGATCACTAATAAAACGTTCAAGAATCGATATGAGTAGCAACGTTAACGACTTATCAAATATCTTTGTTTCGAATAGCGCGAAAATATTATATTATAGAAAATAATATAATATATAATTATAGTATACGAAAATGGACAGAGTCACAGAATTTGTCACACAATACAAGAATCCAATTTACATGGCAGTCGCGGTGATTGTGATCATTGGTGCTCTGTATTGGTTAGCTAATCGGAAACCTGTCAATGTGTATCTACAAATTCCCCCTCGACAGGGTGCGAGTGTACAACAAGAAGAATTCAGTGGGTCTACTGTTCAAGAAGAACCAACTAAATTAGTCTTGTTTTATGCCCCGTGGTGTCCACACTGTAAGAGTTTCATGGATGGAGAAGGATCAATTTGGGATCAATTGAAACGCAAACGTCATGGTCGCGGTGGACTGGTGATGGATCAAATTAATTGTGAGGAGAAGCCTGAACTAGCAACCAAATTTGGGATTAAAGGTTTCCCAACAATTCTCAAAATCAATAAAGACAAAACAGAACAGTATGAAGGTGATCGATCACTAGCATCAATTGAAGGTTTTATTGGTAGCGCATAAATAAACCTTTTATATGAATAAATATATTTGCATCACATATACAAATATATGTCATCATGTCGAGGAATTACCCAAAAAGGTTCAAGGTGTTTGTGTAAACCCCTAACTAACTAAAGGTATTGTTACCATCATCAGGTTGGTGGAGTGACGGTAGCGCGTTATCCATCTCAACCTATATTTGATCAACTACAACAACAACAAGAGCAAGAGCAAGAAGGAGAACGTCAGGAACGTCAACGTCAGGAACGTCAACGTCAGGAACGTCAACGTCAGGAACGTCAACGTCA